TCTGCATTTTGTTGTTCCTTTAGTTCTGTGAGAGCGGCACGGAGAGCCGCCAATGCTTCGTCAAGTTCTGCTAATGCCTTGTTGCAGGCTTCTATGCGTTCTTGTTCTTCCAGTTCTTGCATCAGTTGGTCTTGGTGATGCCACCAAGTCATATCGTCATCGTGCATGACTAGCTCGCTCCTCTGCTGGGGTGCAGCCACCGTCGCCGCACGGGTCAAGAATGGCTGCTGTGGCGTATAGCACTACAAGCAGAATGACTTGGGGTAACCAGCGGCTCACAGGTCGTCTCCCCACGGGCCATTCATCAGCGCGTCGTTGGTGGCGATTTCCTCAAGCTCAAAGATGGCATCTGCACCGAGGTCGCAAATGTCTAGCTTGATGTCGTGGTTAAGCGATGAGGCAACCTTGTCTTTGTCCAAGAAGATGCCGATCAGGTCGGCAGCCTCCAAGATGATGCCGCCATCTAGGTCTTGGGTGTACTCCACGCGAACCTCAAACTTGTTGCCGAGGGCGTAAAACGTACCGAAACCGTGGAATGTGTCTTTGCGAGGCATATCTATTGCTCCTGTGTTGTGTTTGTCAACGAGTGATAGTTTAGTCGTCTATACAGTAATGTCAACTGATTTTTGCAAATTATTACGACGGTTTTGCTCGTACTGAATAAGTAATCGGCCAGCCGCCAGCAATTCGGCTTGTGAACATTGCGGGTTCATTCGCAAAATTATTTGTATCAATCGTTCTACGGCATACGCAAAATCTGCTTCCATGTTCATACACCACCTCGCACTAATTTCATAAGGCGCTGAAACTCAGGGATTGTGAATTCGCGCAACTGCCGGGGGCTGATGTATTCGGCAGGGCGATCAAGGTTTTGCAAGTGATAAAGGCCCCAAAGTTGCCATTTGTGAACGTAATGCAAGTGCATGGCATTTTGGGCTGCTAACAATTTTGCTTGTTGTGGACGCATTGTAAGTTTCCTTTCTGTGGGTTGTTTTTATCAACGCGGTTAGTTTAGCAATCTAAACAAATCAAATACAAGCCCCCTAGGCAAAAAAAGTTTAGACGGATAGACTGCACAGTATGGACATTCAAAAGCTCATCAAACGATACGGCAGCCAGCAGGCCGTTGCTGCGGCCCTTGGCGTTACCAAAGGCGCTGTAAGCCAATGGGTAAAGGCAGGGGCGATCCCTGCGGCTAGGCTGTGGCAGATCAAAGCCGGGGCTGTAAAGCCGCCAAAAGGACGTTAGTGGACGCTAAAACGAAAAGCCCCCGTGAAGGGGGCTTGACGCTGCCGGGGGACTGGCATTACGCTTGTTTTGCGAACTGGCGTACGAGTAGTTTAGCCCCGTTAATGGGCTTGTCAACCTACCTATACGCCTCGGCTCATCTGGTCGGGGAAACCACGCGCAGACAGGGCTTAAATCTAGACCGGGGCAGCCAGCCTCTAGACACGCAGCGTATAGCGGGGAAGCGTGAATGGCACCGGGAAACCGGCAAATGTAGCCCGCAGCAGGGTGGCTCCGTCAGTCATCTAATCTCTGCACGATCCACGTTAGGCGTACTCCGTCTCAACCGTGCAGAGTTCACCATCAGTCATCAGTTCTAAACCATAGAGAGGTATAGATATGGGAGATTTACACCAGTATTTCCCGAGTAAAACTGAAGAAGTTAAACCAAGTCATAACCTAGAACATCACATTCACTCAAACCAGAGAACGTGGGATGAACTGGTACGACAATCCCCGTTGAACCGTTTACGCTTCTACGACGCACAGTTAGCCCGTGGCATTGACGTTGATCGTGACCGAGTGGCCGAGTTAGTGCGTGAGGTTGGCCCGACTGCGGTGCTATCGGATAGAGATGTGATCGGCCTGATTCGCCAGTTATGGGGTGAAAAGGCGGTGGAGAAGTTGCGTGCGCGTGCCAAAACTGAACAAGTACAGAGGTAATCAAATATGGTGGCAAATATGGTTAACCCGTTGCATCAACGAGGCCCGGAACGAGGAGGGATACGACGATACCTTGATACCGTCACCCCGCAAGAATACTTCCCGCAGACGGGTGAGGTTGACCTTACGCAAGTCACGCTTACTGGCCTTGCCGACTTGTTCGGGTCGGACAAAGGCAGCATCAAACACGGCTACACCCAGCACTATGAGAAGATCATTGACGATTTGGGCGGGAAGAACGCGCCGCTGACCATTGCCGAGATTGGCATCGCGTGTGGGGCATCGCTTCGGATGTGGGCAAACTACCTGCCGAACTCCAAGATTGACGGTTACGACATCCAGATGGAGTGCGCCAAGCTCTGCCGTGACCTGCCGAACGTCTCCATCACGATCAGCGACCCACGTAACGTGGATAAAGACGCTGCCTACGACCTAGTCATTGACGACGGTAGCCATATTGCCGAGGACGTTCTCGGGGTGTTGGCGCATTGCTGGAGGTGGGTCAAGCCGGGCGGGTATTACGTCATTGAGGACATGGGTTGTACCTACAACGACGGTTACCGAGACAAGTTCAACAAACACTTTGGCAAAGACTTGAAGAACGACCGGAACTTGATGCTCCAGATGTTTGACGCACTCTCTCGGGAGATTGATCACGGGGTCGGTGCGTTTACCGAGATGCGTTACTACCGCCAGATGTGGGTATTTAAGCGATGAGACACGCTGCCCGCCGTGATGCCAACGACGCCATCATTACCGAGGCGCTACGCAAGGCGGGATTTACCGTCATGGATTACGGCAAGGCAGGCCAAGGCATCCCCGACAAACTCGTTACCCGCCCGCTCCCTGACGGCTTGCCGTGGGTGTGCTGGGTAGAGGTCAAGATGCCAAAGGGGCGGCTACGAGAGGCGCAGGAAGCGTTTAAGGCGGTCTTTGGGGCGAGGGGCGAGCATTACGTTGCCCGTGACCCCGAGACGGCTGTACGCGACCTGTGGGCGTTATACGAAGAACAGATCAAGCCCGAGCAGCGTCGGTGAACATCTGTGCCTTACGGTTGCCTTTGTAATGCGCGATGACTGGGTTCGGATGCTCGCCGAAATGCTCTGGAAGGCAGGCGTATTGATGCTCTGGCAGGTGCGCGACGACAAAGGGCGGCAGGCGGTTGACGTATTCCCGCAGCACCTCTTGGTCGCCATACCAAGTTTTGTATTTGGGTTCCAGCCGGTCGTACATCTCGGCCAACTGCTCCCACGCAAACCCGTCAGGAGTGATAGTGCAGCACCCGATGTATGGGTAGACGGCATCCAGCGTTTTATTGGCGTGTTCCGAGTAATCCTGACCGCGTTGCTTGGCGTTAAAGATCGCCTCACGCATAAAGGATCGGCGCGTTACGGCAATGACCGCATCGCCCAACAACAACTCGGGATGCAGGGGGCGACGCACCAGCATATCGGTGTCCATGTACAGGGCTGGCTGGGCAAGTTGCAGCGCGGCAAACGCTCGGGTGCGCCACAGCATCAGGTACTCGGGGTTGCCCTCGGTAGGATGCGCCCAAGTTACACCCGGTATGGTCGGGGTGTCCTTGTCGGTAACTTGGATGATTTCAGCGCCCGGGTTGTGCTTACGAAGGGACGCCACCATTGCAGTCGGTTGGGAAATATCCGCACCGACATGGAAAAACACAAAGGTTGACATAGGAGAAATCTAACATGGTTAATTTGAACAGAAAACGCACTAGCCGAATTATTTGGGAAACGCTGCTAGAAAACGTGGTGAGCCACCCGAAAGCACCGTGGGTGGAGCAACTCAATATGCTAGATGCGCTGCGTGCCACCGCTAAACCGACTGGCAGCGTGAGTTTTGCAACGTTCTGGTGCCTTTATGCCGTGGTGCAGGCGTATAAACCAAAGCGTGTTGCCGAGGTCGGCACCTACATCGGGAAATCCACACTTGCCTTGGTGTCAGGCGGTGCGGAAGTACACACCTGCGACTACAGCAACGATGTAAAACTGCCGTTCAAGGTGAACCAGTACCCGATGACGAGCAGCACCGATATGTTTGCCAAGCTCCAGCCTGCCATTGACCTGCTATTCCTTGACGGTCGGCTAGAAAAGGACGATCTCGCTCACATTGGGCGGTTGCTGCACCCGCAAAGCATCGTGGCGTTGGATGATTTTGAGGGTATTGAGAAAGGGGTCGCCAATGCGATGCGGTTTACCTATCAGGGTGCAATGCTCGTTTACCCGCCCGAGCGTGAGGTATTGGAGCGTCACGGCATCCCCGACGACAGCACGCTGGCGCTGATCCTGCCGCACGGATTAGTGCAGTTGACGAACCAATAGCGTTAAAATACCCTCACCACGGGAGGCTCTATGTCCCAAAAAGACGCGGCAGAATTTGTTGGCGTGTTGTTGCACTCGGCAACAGCAACCCACTTTTTGCATTTGCAAACGGCGAGCTACGCGAGCCACAAAGCCCTGGGTCACTACTACGAGAACATCGTGGAGTTGGCCGATAAGTACGCCGAGGCGTATCAGGGCCACTACGGCATTATCCCGCTGTCGGATTACCCCGATGGCTTTAAGGTGCAGAAGGACGCCGCCGAGTACGCCAACAGCCTGTTGACGTTCGTCAAGGGCATCCGAGGCGATTTGCCGAAAGACACCGACCTACAGAACATAATTGACGAAATCGTGGGCGAGATCAGCGCATTGGTTTACAAGCTGGAGCGTTTCAAATGAACCGTAAGCCGGGACTCTACGCCAACATCCTTGCCAAGCAGGAGCGCATCAAAGCAGGTTCGGGTGAGCGGATGAAGCGTCCCGGCGAGGAAGGACGCCCGACCGCTGCCGATTTCAAGCAGGCTGCCAAAACCGCTAAACCAGAAAACAAAGGTTACGCATGACCGCCGCTTGGACACGCAGCGAGGGCAAGAACCCCAAGGGCGGGCTGAACGCCAAGGGTCGCGCCAGCTACAAGCGTGAGACGGGGGGAACCCTCAAGCCCCCGGTCAAGGCAGGCGACAATCCACGCCGAGCCTCTTTCCTCGCTCGGATGGGCAATATGCCGGGGCCGATGGCAAAGAACGGCGAACCGACACGCCTCGCCCTCGCACTTAAGGCATGGGGAGCCTCTAGCAAGGAGGACGCCCGAGCCAAGGCCAAAGCCATTAGCAGCAGGAATAGTGCGTAATGCAAATTGAGCAAATCGGGATCGCCACCCTGATCCCGTTCGCCAAAAACAGCCGAACTCACGACGACGCGCAAGTTGCCCAGATTGCGGCGAGTATCCGCGAGTTTGGGTTTACTAACCCGGTACTGATAGACGAAACCAACGGCATCATTGCCGGCCACGGGCGCGTTATGGCCGCCCGTAAGTTGAAGATGGCCGAAGTGCCTTGCATACGGCTATCCCACTTGTCGGACGCCCAAAAGCGGGCCTACATCATCGCCGACAATAAACTTGCCCTCAACGCCGGTTGGGACGAGGCCATGCTAAAGCTGGAGTTGACCGACCTAAAGGCGTTGGACTTTGACCTAGACTTGACCGGCTTTAATACCGCCGAAATAGACGCCCTATTAGCCGATAAAGGCACAGAGGGGCTAACTGACCCCGACGACGCTCCAGAGCCGCCCGTGGAGCCTGTTACGCGCGTTGGCGACGTATGGGTATGTGGGCAGCACCGGGTGATGTGCGGCGATAGCACTAATGAAACCGCTGTTGAGCAATTAATGGCAATGGTTCAGGCTGACCTTGTTTTTACCGATCCCCCTTATGGAATGTCTTACGAGGGCGGGCGTGGCAAAAAGCAATTTGGCATGATTAAGGGCGATGACGCGCAAGGCGACGATTTGGTGCAATTAGTCCGCGATGCTCTGACGACAGCCAAATCTGCAAGTAAAAGTGGCGCAGCCGCTTATATATGTTTCCCGTGGCGTACTTATGCCCAATTTGAGCAGGCATTGGTTGGCTCTGGTTGGCCCGTTACAAGTTGCATTGTGTGGGATAAAAAATCGGTGGGGTTGGGGCATCAAGAGTATCGTCCACAGCATGAGTTTATTTTTTACAGCAAGGGCGGTGCGTGGTTTGGAGACCGCAGCCAATCCGATGTTTGGCAAATAAGCCGTGACAAAACAACAGGTTACGTTCACCCAACGCAAAAACCTGTGGCACTTGTAGAAAAAGCAATGCAGAACAGCAGCAAAGCTGGTGATGCCGTAATAGATTGTTTTGGCGGCAGCGGCACAACGCTGATTGCCGCTGAAAAGAACGGTCGTATGGCTCGCATTATGGAGTTAGACCCCAAGTACGTTGATGTGATCGTTAAGCGCTGGGAGGATTTCACCGGCCAGAAAGCCGTGCTAGAGGCCACCGGCGAACCGTTTAAGGCTGCGGCATGAAAAACCGTCGTAAAGAGCAAACCATCAGCCAACGCACCGGCCAACCCAAGCAGGGCAACCAAGGGGAGGGCGGCGGTCGCCCCCGCTTTAAGATTGACTACGAGGCGGTCAAAAAGCTGGCGGGTATCCAATGTACGCAGGCCGAGATCGCTGCTTGGTTAGGGTGTCACGTTAATACTCTGCTCAACGATGAGAAGTTTTTAGAGATTTATAAAAGCGGCATTGAGAACGGCAAGATGTCCTTGCGCCGACACCAATGGCGGGCGCTGGAAGACGGCAATACCACGATGCTCGTATGGCTTGGGAAGCAATACCTTGGACAGCGGGAAAAGAACGAGCTGACCGGGGCAGACGGTAAAGACTTGGTGATCACATGGCTGCCGCCCCAGTAGTCATTCCTTACGCTCCACGAAGGGTGTTTATGCCCTTCCATGAGCGCAATAAACGTTGGGCGTGTTTGGTAGCTCATCGCCGAGCAGGCAAGACGGTCGCCGCGGTCAACGACATTATCCGAGCGGCCATGTTCGCCAAGTCACCAAACCCGCTATACGCCTACATTGCCCCGTACCGATCACAGGCAAAAGCGGTGGCGTGGGACTATTTCAAGTATTACGCCCAGCCCATTACGCGGGACGTTAACGAGTCGGAACTGACCATTGAGCTAGTGAACGGCGCAAAGGTACGGTTGTTTGGTGGCGATAACGCTGATGCCATGCGTGGATTGGGCTTTGATGGCGTTTACATGGACGAGTATGGCGACTTCAAGCCGTCCGTATTCGGGAACGTAATTAGACCGGCCATGAGCGACAAGCAGGCATGGGGCGTGTTTGCTGGTACACCAAAGGGAAAGAACCAGTTTTGGGAGATATATGAAACTGCCACTCGTCTCCCTAGCGAGTGGTTCCTGTTGCGCCTTCCCGCCTCAACCAGCGGGCTTCTCCCTGCGACAGAGCTAGCCGCAGCAAAGGCGCAGTTGGCCGAGGATCAGTACCTACAGGAGTACGAATGCTCATTTGAAGCGGCAATCCTCGGCGCTTTTTTCGGAAAAGAGATGCGAGAGGCGCAGGATCAGGGCCGCATCACCAACGTGCCATACGATCCCAACTTGCCTGTGTATACGGGTTGGGACTTGGGTTTCCGCGACGACACGGCCATTTGGTTCTATCAGGTCGCCCGTGGTGAGGTGCGCGTCATAGACTTTTACGCCGTCTCGGGCGAGGACATCCACACCATTGCCGATGTGGTACGCAACAAGCCGTATCGCTATGCCAAGCACTATTTACCTCACGACGCTCGGGCTAAGAGCCTACAGACCGGGCGCAGTATCGTGGAACAACTTGCCGCGCAACTAGACATCGCCAAACTTGCCGTTGTCCCCGACATTGGTGTGCAGTCAGGCATCCAAGCGGTACGCATGATGCTGCCGCGTGTGTGGTTTGACGCCGAGAAGTGCAGCGAGGGCATTGAGGCGCTGCGCCAGTATCAACGCGAGTACGACGAGGACAAGAAAGCCTACCGTCAGTCACCGCGCCACGATTGGACATCACACCCTAGTGACGCATTTAGAATGGTTGCGGTATCATGGAGTGAAGTCGCTGACAAGCCCCCAGCGCCAGAGGTCAAGCCGCTGATGGTGGGGCCAGAGAACACAGTCACGCTGAACGATATGTGGCAGGTTCACGACCGCACAACGTCAAGGAGAGCAAGGATATGAGCATTGTCAGCCCGAATCGTTACCCCTACGAGACAGTAGCCGCCTCGCAGACCGCACAGGTACTCGGTGGCACAGGTGCCGTGGGTGACTACCTCCATCGCATCGTGGTTACGGTCACGACGACCGGCACTAGCACGTTAAGCGTTCTGGACGGCAGCACGACCGTCCTGACGATGGCTGCGAACACTCCGGTGGGCGTTTACAGCCTTGAGATTAACGCCGCTGCGGCTACCGGCCCGTGGAAGATCACGACCGGCGCAGGGCTTGCGGTTATGGCTGTCGGATTCTTTACGGCCTGATCATGGAAGGCGTACTGCAACCGGAACTGGAAAAGTATCTCCGTACTATCGCGCAGTACGACAACGAGTTCGCCAAATGGTCGGCTCGTACCAAGAAGATCGTTAAGCGTTACCGCGACGATAGCCGTGGGCAGGGTGGCAACGAGGCTGCTCGCTTCAACATCCTCTGGTCAAACGTCCAGACGTTAAAGCCTGCCGTTTACGCCAAACTGCCAAAGGCTGACATCAGCCGACGCTTTGGTGACAACGACCCGGTTGGCCGCGTAGCAGGGCAACTGCTAGAGCGGGCGATTGACTTTGAGATTGAGCATTACCCTGATTTCCGCTCCACCATGTCGTATAGCGTGGAGGATCGCTTCCTCGGTGGGCGTGGCACGGCATGGATACGGTACGAGCCGCACGTTGCCCCCATCGGCATTGAGGACGATGGCGTATCCATCACCTCTAACATTGAACAGGGTGAGGGTGCGCCACCCAACCTAGAGCAAATTGAATACGAGTGCGCCCCGACCGATTACGTCCATTGGCGTGATTTCGGTCACTCACAGGCACGCACATGGGAAGAAGTCACCTGCGTATGGCGCTGGGTGTACATGACCCGTGAGGCGCTGGCAGAGCGGTTTGGCGACGAGATGGCTCGCAAGATACCGCTAGACCAAGGCCCAGAGCCGCTGAACGCCTACAACGAGGCTAAGCGCACTTACAACCGCGCCAAGATTTGTGAACTGTGGGACAAGGAAACCGAGAGGGTGTACTGGTTCTGCAAGGGAATGCCGCAGATCATTGATGTGCGTGACGACCCGCTCGGCCTTGAAGGGTTTTTCCCCTGCCCGAAACCGCTGTACGCCACGACGACTAGCGACACGCTGGTGCCGGTGCCTGACTTCCTGCTGTACCAAGATCAGGCGATGGAGTTGGACATTTTGTCCGATCGCATTGATGGCTTGGTTAAGGCGCTGCGTGTGCGTGGCGTATACGACGCTAGCCAACCTGCGCTGCAACGCCTAATGACGGAGGGCGACAACAATGCACTTATACCAGTTGATAAGTGGATGGCTTTCAGCGAGAAAGGCGGCCTTAAAGGCAGCATTGACCTTCTCCCGCTGGACACGCTCGCCAACGCCCTCCTCAACTGCTACCGAGCACGCGAGGACATCAAGTCCCAAATCTACGAAATCACGGGTATCTCGGACATCATCCGTGGGACATCCTTCGCGTCTGAGACTGCAACGGCGCAACAAATCAAAGGGCAATTCGCAGGATTGAGACTGCGTTCCATGCAGGAGGACGTAGCCCTATACGCCTCTGAATTGATACGCCTCAAGGCACAGGTCATGTGCCGACACTTCCAGCCCGAGACGATCCTTGCCTACGCTGCTGCGGGGCAGATGTCGCCAGCGGATCAACAATTGATCCCGCAGGCGTTGGAACTGCTTAAAGACAAGCCGCTGCGTAACTTCCGCGTGGACATCGCTGCCGACAGCCTTGTGATGCTGGACGAGAACCAGATGAAGCAAGACCGTATGCAGTTCTTGCAGGCATTTGGCGGCTTCCTTGCTCAAGCCCTGCCGGTCGGTCAGGCCAGCCCGCAGATGGTGCCGATGATGATGGAGTTGCTGCGCTTTGGTATGCAGGCGTTTAAGGCCGCAAAACCGATTGAAGGGCAGATTGACTCCACGTTGCAGCAGTTGCAGCAGGCCGCCGCCCAACAGCAGCCCGATGGCGAGCAGCAAGGCAAGCAGGCCGAGTTGCAGCAGAAGGGCCAGATGGAAGCGTCCAAGATGCAGATGGAATCTGCGCTCACGCAAGCCAAGTTGCAGCATGAGATGCAGATGGAACAACTGCGTAACCAAGCCAAGATGGCGATGGAACAGCAGAAGATGGACTTTGAGGCACGCTTGAAGGCGGCAGAACTGCAACAGAAGCAGGCTGCTGACCGTTATAAGGCCGACCTTGACGCCCAGACCAAGCTCATCATCGCGCAGATGGGCAAAACCATGCCAACCCCCTCATTTGAGCAATGAAACGCACCTACGTTTTTATAGACGGCGAGTTTGTAGAGCGTAAAAAGGACGCCAGGGGGCGTTATCACTACGTCATGCCCGACATCGTGCCGTACAAAAGCATGATTGACGGCAAGATGGTTACCTCACGTTCGGAACACCGACGCCACCTCAAGGCCAACAACTGCATTGAGGTCGGCAACGACGACCCGAGCAAGCACATTAGGCAAGAAAAGCCGGTAGACACGCGGCTTGAGCGCATCAAGCACATCGTCAACACCCGAATGACCAACGAGCAAGCAGATCGCATACTGCGCGACCTGCGCCAACACGCGAATTTCACCAATCCCCACAGGAGAGGCTAACGTGGACGAGCAAATGGAACGAGATGAAGCCCCACAGGCTGACGTAACTGACCGCCGAGCGATTCTTGAGCAGAGTTTAGAAGCGGCAGAGCGTGGCGAACCCATTGAACCCGTTGCCCGTGACGGCAAGGGGCGTTTCGCTACGCCAAAGGCCGAGGAACCTGCTGACGAACCGCAGGTAGAGGAAGAGCCGCCTGTTTGGCGTCGTCCACCGGCATCGTGGAAGAAGGACTATCACGAGGTTTGGCAGAAAGCCGACCCCAAGATGCAGGAATACGCATGGCAGCGTGAGGAGCAGATGCGTGCGGGCGTGGAACCGCTGCTCTCCAAGGCACAGTTTGCCGATGCGATGCAGGAAGCCATCTCCCCCTATATGCAGACGATACAGGGGCTGGGTTTGACGCCTGACAAGGCTGTGGCCGCGCTGATGGACGCCGACCACAAGCTGCGTAACAGCGACCCGCAAGCCAAGTTGCAGTATTTCGCGCAATTAGCGCAGTCCTACGGCATCAACCTTGGTGCGATGCAAGGCCAGCCCGCCCAACAGGGTCAGGCAACACCGCAATCGGTTGATCCGATGGTGTGGCAGTTGCAGAACGAATTGAACAAAGTCCGTGGCGAGGTCATGGGCTGGAAACAACAGCAGGAGATGGTGGAAAACCAGACCCTGCTAAACGAAATCAACCAATTTAGTTTGAAGGCTGATCATTTTGAGGACGTCCGACCGGCGATGATCCAACTCCTACAGAGTGGGATGGCGCAGACGTTGGATGAAGCCTATGAGAAGGCCATCAGACTTGACCCTAACTTGTTTGAGCAGGTGAGCAAGGCCCAACAGGCCGAGATCGTTGCCAAACAAGCCAAAGAGGCCAATAAGGCTGCGAAAGCGGCCAGAGCAGCAGCGGTGAGTGTCAGAAGCGCCACACCCGGCGTGAACACGGCTCCCAAGGCGGCAAATCGTCGCGCACTCTTAGAGGAAGCATTTTCCGAAACAGAGTCGCGTTTGTAATTAACTGATGAAGGAGTAATCAAATGGCATTTGCCAACTCAAGCATCAGCGACATCATTGCCACGACTATTCAGAGCCGTAGCGGTGA